GACGATCTTAGAGTACCTGCCAATATTGCGGGAAGTGCTGCAAATCCTGACGAAGGTGGCAGACCAGAAGAAGGAGAAGAGGATGGGTAGCATTAGGCGTAGAGACGTTGCTATACAAGCAGCAGCAATGGCAATGCTTGAAGAAGGTAAGGTTCTTACTAGAAAAGAGTTTGATTATATTTCTAAGCCAACAGGCGTAAGGTCTGGTAACTTAATGAATTTATTTGGAAGCTGGTCTAGACTCGTAGGTTTTATTGAGAAAGATCATCCAGATATCTGGACGCAATTACAGGGGGAATCTGTTCCAGAGGAGCCTGCTCCAACGGAAGAAGTATGCGATACCTGTGGAGACGTATGTGAATGCCCTCCAGGAGAATGTAACTGTGCCAAGCCTGATCCTTTAGAGGCCCTAGCTAAAGCATCAGAAGAGAAGGAAGAAGATGAATAAAATATTTAATCTAACCTCCACTTTCAAGTCACATGAAGTCGAAGACGGAAGTGTGATGATTCGAGGTATGGCAAGTACGAATGACTTTGATCGTGCAGGAGATACTATTTCTCCAGACGCATGGGCAAAGGGTGGTTTGAAGAATTTTGAAAATAATCCAATTATTCTTTTCAATCACGATTACAATAAGCCAATAGGTAGAGCTACGGGGTTAAAAGTAACTCCCAATGGTCTAGAACTAGAGGCGAAAATTAGTAAATCTGCACCCGATTACGTGTGCGATTTAGTTAAAGACGGTGTCCTTGGAGCCTTTTCTGTTGGTTTTCGAGTCAAGGATGCTGATTATCTATCGGAAACCGACGGGTATAAGATAAAGGACGCTGAGTTGTTTGAGGTTTCGGTTGTTTCCGTTCCCTGCAATCAAGCAGCTACTTTTTCTCTGGCGAAGTCTTTTGACTCTGAATCAGAGTACGAAGATTTCAAAAAAACTTTCACCAATCGTGTAGATCTAGCCAGTCAGTCTCTGGCTAAAGATGATAAGTTATCGGTAGCTAGTGACACACTGGACGGAGCGCAAGCTCAAAAGGAGATCAAAATGTCGGAAGAGGTAAAAACTCCCGAAGTCGACTTGGAAGCATTTGCTAAGAAGGTAGCAGAGGAAACTGCTGCTAAAATTGCAATGAAACAAGCCGAGACTAAAGCTGCTGAAGAAGCTGCAGCACAAGAAGCTGTTGAGAAAGCCGCTGCGGAAGCAGAAGCTAAAGCAGTTCAAGAAGAAGAAGTCAAGCAAGCTGTAGTAACTGGTGTTGAATCAGGTACTGAAAGGCTTCTTGAAGATGTTCAGAAAGAGTTTACTAAGCGTGATGCCGATATGGCAGAAACTCTCGCTAAGTACAAGAAAGAACTCGAAGAGAAAACTGACGAAATCACTAAGATGCGTGACTCTAAGCGAGTATTCGCAGATCGTGCTGAAAAGAACGATATTTCTAAGTGGGGTCAGGACTTCTTAACCGCACATATGCTAGGTGTAATGACTCGTAAGGGTTGGGATACTAGCTTTGGACGTGACATCCAAGAAAAGGCCGGTATCGACTATGCAACTAATGCTGGCGATATTGACCAAGAAGTTTCATCTCTTATTGAGAAGGAAATTCAAAATGAGCTACGTGTAGCTCAACTATTCCGTGAAATCCCTGTGAACGGTGGAGCAACTGTGCTACCAATTTCCGTAGATGTTGAGCCTGCAACTTTCTCTGCAAGTGCAGCAACTTCTGGTAACTTGGAAAATCGTGGCGCATCAAACAGCACCTACCGTCCTAAGCAAGTAATCTTGAATGCGTATCGTTTGATCTCAAGCACCTTTATGGACAACGATGTTGACGAGCAAGTTCTGATTAACTTGATGCCTATGCTGATTGAAGGCGTAGCACGTGCACACGGTCGTGCAGTTGAGAATGCTATCTTGAATGGTAACTCAAGCGCACCTGCAGGTCTTGCAGACTTTGCCGCAGCAGCAACGCTGTCTGGCACTGACAACATGGACATCTCTGATGGCGATTTGTTGACTGCTGCTAACTTGTTGACCGCACGTAAGGCAATGGGTAAGTATGGTTTGAATCCTTCAGATGTAACTTACATTGTTAGCTCAGCGAGCTACTATGATCTGTTGTCAGATTCTGCTTTCCAAACTCTGGATGAAGTAGGATCAGATCTGGCAGTACGAGTCACTGGTACAATCGGAGCCGTGTTCGGTTCTCCTGTTGTTGTATCAGAAGAGTTCCCTGCAGACAACACTAACGGAAACATGGCTGCAGTAGCTGTGTACCCCCGTAACTATGTAATTCCACGTCTACGTGGTGTTACGGTTGAACAAGATTACGAAGTGATGAATCAGCGACGTGTTATCGTTGCGACTCAGTCACTCGGATTTGAAGAAATCGTGGCCGGCGCTTCAGCTGACCAACCTTCAGTTCGAATTAACTTCCAGTCTTAATAACCAGCAAACTTGGGGGAGCTTTGGCTCTCCCAGGTTTTTACTAATTTACTTATGACAGATTTAGTTACATTATCAGATTATAAAGACGCAGAGGGAATTGCAAATCCTAAAGAAGATTTGCGATTACAGTCTCTTATTCCGTCTGTAAGTCAATTAGTAAAAACCTATTGTGGTAATAGCATAGTAGATTTCTATTCATCAAATAAAGAGGAAGATTTTGATGTTTATTGGGATACATATGCAGTACAACTTACAGAGAGTCCTATTGTTTCAATAGTAAGTGTACAAGAAAGAGGTAGCTATGATGAGGCTTATACTACTCTCACTACAGGAGCGCATGAATATTATCTTGATGCGCGTACCGATAGTATTATACGAACTAATAGCTCTGGCACTCGTCTTAATTGGAAGCAAGGTGTTGGTGCCGTAAAAGTCACATATAAAGCAGGATATGCTTCTACGCCTTCAGATTTAAAACTAGCAGTATTTGATTTAATTACATACTACTTGAGAGATGAACATAAAGAGCGTAGAACTCTTGGAGGAGCTAGTATACAGAATCAGCCCTCTACAAGCCAGAGAAATAATGTAGCGTTTCCAGACCACATTAAGCGAGTTTTAGACTTATACAAGAATTTTTAATGGCAAAGGGTAATCTCAAAAAAGTACTTGAAGAGCTGAATACAAAACTTGAAAAAGATTCAGAAGCCTACCGTACTTTGGTTGCAAATAAGCAAGCCCATTACTTAGTTCTAGATCAAGAAAAATTAAAGAAACAAATTGAAGCACAATTACTTGCTGTAGAAAAGAAAGCAGACTCAAAGTTTAATAAACTTAGTAAGGATCTTCAAGGTGTTGTAGACCGTGAAGTTCCAAAAATGTTTAACTACTTAGCTGATAAGCTAGACCCTAAACATTATGAGAATCCAAGAAGAAAATATCTAACAGAAAGTTACGATAATAGTGGTGGGGTTTTGACTGTCGTAATTGAAGTAAAAGCAGGAAAGCCTCCTGGCGACGTTTTTGCATACTTTAGAAGAATTAAACAGAGATCACAGAAAAATTTAGTTACTGAGTTGAACAAAGAGATTGCAAAGTTAAATAAAAGAAATGTAGCTCAGAGGCAAGAAGTAAAGTCTTCTGATTTTTTAGATATTGGACACGTTGGAGAGTCGGCAGTATCTAAACAAAGAAAAGCAGAAGTAGAGAAAACTTTATTTCAGTTCAGCCAGCAACAAAATCCAATGGTTAGAAAGTTTATAAAAGAGCTGGCAGGAGAAGTAGAGTTAAAGATTAGACGAGTTCCTTCAAAAAAGAAAGTTGGCGGAAAAGAAGTAAACGAAATAACTCTTGAAAGTACACGTTTAAACAAAGCAGAGGGGCAAGAATTAAAGAAAGTAGCTGGCGAAATAAATGATAAGCTAGAAAAACTTATAGCTGCATTAGACCCAACACCTGCAGAACTTTCTGGCTCTCCTTCTTATGTCGATAGAGCAGAGCAACAGGCTGTTAATATGATGGCTAATGTTGCGACAAAGGTTGGAGCTAAAAAGAACTTTAAGGCAAAAAAACAAGTTAAAAAGACTTCAACTGCTTCTGTAAAACGAAAATCAAAAGCAAGTGCAGGAAAATCTTTTAATGATAAAACAAAAGCTCCTGCTATTAAAATGGGATCTGACGAAGGTAGAAAGCAATCGCCTATAAACTTAATGAGTTTAATAAATGCAAAATTGCCTTCTACAGTAAGAAAAAACATGGGTGCTCCAAGATTGGAGAATCAAACTGGACGATTCGCTTCTAGCGTTCGTATGGTGGATGCAACAATAACTCCACAAGGCTTTCCAAGCTTAGGATATACTTATCAAAAGCAGCCCTATGGAGTTTTTGAATCAACAAGTGGAAGTAGGTTTGCAAGCATAGAAAGAGACCCAAGAACTTTAATAGATAAGTCTATAAGAGAAATTGCAGCAGAACTGGTAACAATGAGACTGTATACAAGGAGAGTCTAGTGTCAACAAGAACATATACTTCTAGACGAGCAAATATACTAGAAGCTCTTACTGTTAAGTTGCAAGATATTGATGGCTCTGGAGTATTTCTTACTGACTTACAAAACAATGTTCATCCTAGACTTAAGTTCTGGGATGAAGTAGTAGAGTTTCCTGCAGTACACTTAAATGCAGGAGCAGAAACAAGACAGTATCAGGGCGGTGGCTATAAAGATAGATTTTTAAGTATAGTTGTTCGATGTTATGTTTCTGATGAAAATGATGCCACAGAAGCTTTAAACATGCTGATGGAAGACATTGAAACAGTACTAGAAGATAACTCTAGACTAGAATACTCTGATAAACAGAATAATACATTTAATGTTCAACAGATCACAATAGTCAGTATTAATACTGACGAAGGTGTACTAGAGCCCCTAGGTGTAGGTGAAATTACAATAGAGGTTCGATATTAGAAAATACTGGCACGAACAGACGTTCACGTCCAAGTCTTTTCAAGTTTCATAGGAGAAAACTATGGCTACTAATTTGTATTTTAGTCGCGATACTAAAGTCTATATTGAGGTAACAAATGGAGTCTTTGAAGTTCCTGTTCTCGATGGCTTTAGTTTTAGTCAGGCTAATAATTCAACAGAAGTAACACTCGCAGAGATGGAATCATCTGCCGGTGTAAGTAAGCGTGGACGAAGAGTATTTAACGACTCACTCGCACCTGTTGAGTGGTCTTTCTCTACATATGTCCGTCCTTTTAAATCCGCAGGCACAAACGTTGCCGGAAATGCAAACAAAAATAGCATAACTAGTCATCATGCTGTAGAAGAGATT